AATATAAATTTATTGTCAGGTAAAGCAAATTCTACACCATCTACTCAAGTAAATTCAACTCAAGATCAGTATTATAATGACCATTTTGACTCAGCAGAATTAGCTTTTTAAAAAATATTTTTTAAATAATATTAAAGTATATTAAATAATGTTAAATCGTATTAAAGTTCTGATTATTAATTACTTATAGGTATTGTTTTATTAAATATTGTGTTATATATTTGCTTCTCTAATTGTTTGTAATTAATTTTATTTTGTGCTGCATCAATTCGGTGCAGCACTTTTTTGAGGATGGAAATTATGGCTAAAAAACGAAATAATGAAATAATATTAAATAAGGAATTGGATATAGCCCCAAAAGAGAACCCAGCACTTATCAAAAATAAATCTACTTACAAGTCAGCTGGTAATAAAGGTAACCCTAACCCACCGTGTGTTTTCCCTACTGGTAATAATTTTTGGCAAAAAAGAAGTAAGCACGGAAGAAGCAGGATTATCCAAGACCCACAATTTTTGCTAGATGCAGCAAATGAGTATTTCCAAGCCTGTATTGACGATCCATTAAAAGTTATGGATTTCAAGGGCAAGGATGCTGAATTAGTCCATTATGAGAAACCAAGAGTATTTCAAAAAATTGGTGTTGCAAGATATTGTGGGGTTAATGATTGGGAAGTTATCAAGTCTTTAGAGAAATTAAGTAGCGAATTTTCGCAAGTAATCAAATATATTGAATCTGTTATTTACGAACAAAAGTTTGAAAATGCGGCAGTTGGAATATTTAATCCCGTTTTGATGGCTAGAGATTTGCGAATTGCAGATGTAAGTGAGTCCTCAGTTGTTGTTAAAGATGTTACCCAACTAACAGACAAAGAATTGCTAGAAAAGTATAATAATTTAAAAAAAATAATTGATGGCGAGTAGTATAGCTGCTCAACATATTCAAGTATTAGAAGAACTAGCAATACGAAAGGCGAGGACAGATTATTTTACTTTCCTAAAATATATGTTTCCGTCAAATGTAAAGTGGAATTGGCACCATAAATATATATGTAACGTATTGAACGACTTTATATTAAATGACGATATAAAAAACTTAATGATATTTACGCCGCCACAACATCAAAAGTCAACGATGATGACAGAGTATTTGTCGCCATTCGCATACGGTCAAAACCCTGACTATAAGATAATATTATCTATGTACAATGCGACTATGGCTGCCAAGTATAATAGGAAGATGCAGCGAATAATAGATAATGAAAAGTATGCTAAGATATTTCCACACGTAAAATTAAATGCTAAAAATATTGATTCTGCTACCAAAGGAAGCTATGTGCGAAATTCAGATGAGTTTGAAATAGTAGGTTATCAAGGATTCATGAAAACAGTAGGAGTTGGAGGTGGTATTGCAGGTAACCCAGCCAAGATTGCACTATTGGATGACGTTATTAAATCAGTTGAAGAAGCAAATTCAGTTACATATAGAAATAAGATATATGATTGGTACACAGACGAACTAGAAGCACGTTTGCATAATGATTCGAAAGTAGCTTTTACAATAACTAGACGGCATGAAGATGATTTGGCAGGTAGATTGATAGCAAGGGATGGTACAATAGAAGAAGGTGGGAAATGGAAGGTAGTAATATGTGAAGCAATAAAAGAAACAAATTGCAATCCTGATGATAAAAGAGCGATTGGGGAAGCGTTGTTTCCAGAACTGCATAGCTTAGAACGATTACAAGAGATTAGAGCAAAATCGCCTAGAACATTCGTTTCATTGTACCAGCAAAGACCTACGATAGACGGAGGTGATATTTTGAAAAAAGAATATTTTGAAATAGTAGATAAATTACCATTCAGCAATAATCCAGTAAACTTGTTCATAGATTCAGCATACACAGAGAAGCAACAGAATGACCCAAGCGGTATTTTAGTAGCCAAAGAGATAAATAATATAGTATATCTTATAAATTATTTTGGAGTAAGGAAGCAGTTGGCTGAATTATGTCAAGATATTATTAGGGCTGTAAATGTATATGGGGATAATAGAACAAAGGTTTATATAGAAAATAAAGCAAGTGGGTTGTCGGTTTATCAGTATTTGAAAAGGCATACAAAAATAAATGCAATTGAGTATAAGCAGAAAGGCGTTGATAAAGTAGCAAGGACAAATATTTTTCAACCTTTTTATGAATCGAAGAGAGTTGTGCTCCTAAAAGGTACTTGGAATAAAGCATTTTTGGAGTGCTTGGCTATGTTCCCGAACGTGTCGCATGATGAGGAGGTAGATGTATTGAATATGGCAACAGATATATATTTAGCTAAACCTAAAGCAAAGCCAAGACAAGCAAAATTCGTAAACTTAGACCCGTATTTGGTTGGGGAATAAAAATAAAATGAGTAATAAATTAATTAGAATGGCAAATATTCTTAGTGATCCACTAAAAAATTCAGTTGAGACAGTTGAGGCATTCGAAAGGATTGAAAAATTGTCATCTAAAAACAAAATTCCAATTGGCGTAAAAGTTCCGAGTAAAAAGTTTTCGATAAGCGTTGTAGAAGTTAGTGCTACCCCTAAAATTGGAAGAAATGAATTATGCGATTGTGGGTCTGGAATTAAGTATAAGAATTGTTGTAAAATAAAATAATATAAAATGAATTTGCAAAAAAAATTTAGACAATTTATAGAAGAATTTAAGCTAGAAAGAAGTAGAGATACTCATTTGATTAAAGAGCTAGAAAGTTTTTCAATAAGAGCATTCAAAGAACAATTTAGCCAAGCCCATAATAATGATAATCATGCTGCATTGGGTGTTCAAGCTGTCGTACATCCTAAAAATAGAGTTGCGCAAACTTTAGAAAAAAAAAGTATAGTTGGCAAACAAGAGAAACAAACGCCTCCTGTTGTAGTTGAGTTGCAAAAAGATAGATATGGCAATCCTATTTACTCAAGAGATAAGATAGGGAACCCTATTATAGTTGATATTGAACAATATAGAGATTTGCCCGAATTAGAACACGCTGAATTTATGGATAGATTCGGTGGGAAACAAAAGGAAATTAAAGAGTTTGCCAAAAAATTGTCCTTAATTCCGAACTCTAATATTATAGATTTGATTCAACAAATAAAAGATAGGCTACTAGAATTATATACAAATGTTTAAAGCGAAATTAACAATAGGTGATGAAACGGTAGAATTGGAAGTCCCTGAAACAATTTCAGAGTTAACATTAGAAATGTTAATGGACTACCAAGCAGCTGTAGTTGAATACGACAATTTGATAGAATCAAACTATTACCTATTTGTTTTAAATGTTTTATCTAGTATATACAACTTAGATTCATTGAAATTAGCTAACAATAAATTTGCATCTAAGTTAGAGCCAATATTAGTTTCTATTACAAATGTTGTTGCATCATACAAGTATGCAGGAGTTGATAATAAAGTATATGAAATAGGTGGCGAACAATATACGTTGCCCTATCAAATTATTGGCGAAGACAGTTTAACTACTAGAGAGGCAATAGAGGTGAATGAAGCTAAGAGGATTTTTAACGGCACAGATAAAAATGTAACTTATACAAGGTTAATTAAGACAGCTTCAATTTTACTTAGAAAAGATAAAAATGAGTTTCCATTATCGCAGCCAGAAATTGACTACTTTATTGAAAAAAGAGTAAAGCACTTTGACGAGTGCAAGATAAAGGCTGAACCAGTTTTGGATGCTGTTTTTTTTTTGATGAGTATATTGAGTTCCTTAAAGCAAACCAAAATAATAAATACTTCTTCAATCCAGTAGTACCGATTGCTGGTAATAGTAGCGAAAGTGAAGCGATCAGTAAGGCAATTGCAGAGAACAAACGAGTATGGGCAAGGTCTGGATTTAGAACAATTTATACAAGACTTATTAAAGAAAGATATTATATGAATATTGAAGATATTATGGAAGAAAAGTTTGATAAGATTGTTCACATACTTAGCTTAGACGGTTCGCTATGAATTTAAGAGATTTATCAGAATCAGATGCAATAGAGCTTTGCCACAATTTTAGTTTACCTTTTATTTCTGTAATTGGTTATGATCCTTATAAGCTAGACGATACAAATGTAAAAGCAGAAATAAGGTGTTACTCGACAAATAACGGAGATGCTGAAGATGTAACTATAAAATTAACCTCAAACTCTACGCATTCTATTCATAGCGATAACGGTACTGGAGTAGGTACTCCTTATTCAATCGATGTCGCATGGGTGTCAGATTTCTTATTAATTAGAGGATATGTGTAATAAAATTTTTAATGAAGCAGCTTATGCTGTAAAGGAAAGTTTAGATGTTTGTACTGATACGTTGTTAAATATGTCAATATTAGACCAAACTTTTCGTATCAAATATTCTGAAAGAGATTTATTTAATGCAAACTTTATTTTTAACAATGTTTTATTTAGTAAAATTTGGGAGTTACAGGAAGCAGAAAATATGGCATTAGAGCATAGACTTGAAATGACAAAGAAGTTTGGCGAAGATTTTAGGAAGTTAATAAAAACATATACAAATATTGACACACATGAGATTCATTTTGAAAAGATTTGAGGACTTAGATATAGAAAGCATTTTGGTAGGGGTTATCAATGCAATTATAGTTGTGTTTGCTGGTAGTTTTGCAAAATATCTTGGGTTTATTTGCTTTATGTCTATTTTAATAATTACATCATTTGCTACTGTTGAGTTATTAAAGAAGAAAATATCTGATAGAATTAGTTATTTAATTTCATACTATGTTTCAGCTTTAATTTTAATTTTGATTAAAATATATTATTTATCATGACAATCACAGACTTCTACGAAGCAATAAAAAAAATAGTTAGGACTTATCCGACTATGCAGTTAAAGTGTTGGCAGCCACAAACCTTTGCTGTCTTACCTGAAGCTTCAGACTTAAACAGTCCAAATCTAGGGAAGGTAATTTGTGATAAAAATAGACCATATTTTTATTCAAAATTATGGGAGTCAAAAGGATTTACACCTAATGCAATAGAATATGAATTTCCTTTAGTTGTTATTTACGAGGAAAACATAGTTAAAAAGAAAGCATTTAGCAATATTTCAAAGAGTTGCTATTCTATTACACTTTCAGTATTAGACCAATTCAAAGAAGATTGCGGGAAACTTGGGTGTGTTGGGTGCGCTAATAGGACAAAAATGGAAATTTATAATGACACAGAAGTTATTTTAAACCAAATATTACAAAAGATAGGTAAAGACTTTAGTGGTCATATAAATAGCGTAGAAGATTTAACGGTAAATAGATTTGCTGGAATCGCAAACTCAAATCTATACGGGAATTCGGTAACATTTAGTGTATGTGTTAAAGATTGCACCAACTTAGTAGATTTACATTACCAAGATTTAAACGAACAAAAAGAAGTCGTTGGAGCTTCATGTTGTTAAATTATGCAAACATTCGCTGAACAATTTGCGGTAAATTATAGAAATACAGTTGAAGATGCTGTTAAACTATTAGCTACAGGATTTAAGCAAGAACTTAGAGATGAAGGTCATGTTAATACTGGCAAGTTAGTAGATTCGGTTAGATATGAGATAAAGGTAATAGCAACTTCTATAATTGCATATATGTATATGGAAGATTACGGATTTGTCGTGAATCAAGGAGTACCAGCAAATAGAATACCTTATAAAAAAGGTTCAGGTAATAAATTTTCAAAATATATTGCTGGGTTAATAGATTATTTCAAGAAAAAAGGACTTGCCCTAGTAGAAGGAAAGAGGGCTGCATTTGCGACAGCCAATAAACAAGTCATCGTAGGTATGCCAACACGAGGAAGTTTTGCTTACTCGAATAATGGGAGAAGGACAAAGTTTGTAGAAGCTACGCTACAAGATAATATTAGTAAAATATATAATTTAATAGATACAGGTATCGGTAGTAATGCACAATTATTGTTTTCAGATTTCATAAACAGGATTACTTTTGAAGTAAATGGCTAACAAACTATTTTTCCAAATAGAATTTCAAGGCGGGGCAGATGTAATTAAAGAATTAGCACAGGTAGAGCTTGAATTAAA